GAAAACGGCTCCTAAGAAAGCGCCTCCTAAGAAAGCGGCTCCTAAGAAAGCGGCTCCTAAGAAAGCAACCGGGCCCTTACCTCCGCCTAATAGTGCTGCTTATAAAGCAATGGTTTTACGTGGTGAAATCAAGGAGTAAGTTATGGCAGGTTCAGATACTTTTTCGACCTATATCGTTCCTGGTGATTTAGCAGCGGCTGATCCTAACGGAATATGTACGACCCAGACACCGGGGGGCGCAGGTGATTTGACTATTAACGGCGCTTTGGCAACTGCGGGGGTTGCTACGCTGGTTCCCGCTCGAAACGTCACTATTACTTCTGGTGGAGCGAGTGAAACAGGCAAAACTTTTACGGTTACAGGCACGGCTACAGACGGTACGGCGGTTACCGAAGCCATAGCAGGACCTGGAGTAAGTGCCACGGTTTCAACTACAGCTCTCTTTAAGACAGTCACACAAGTAGCTGTTGATGGTGCTACGAGTGGGTCAGTAACAGTGGGTTCGGGAACTACGGTCAATCAGGTAGTGTTTGCAGGACGTACTCGTTTACGGGGCATCTACTTTGTTAATAGTGCTGCGGCAGGAGTTCTGGACTTTAAAAACGGAGCCTCTAATGGCACGACGGTTATGCAGCTTATGACCTCGGGCACTGCCAGCACCGCCGATTATCCGGATATTCCAGATGAGGGGGTTTTGTGTAGTGATGGCGCGTATGTGAACTTTACGACCACTGACGTAACCGCCTTTACTGTGTTTTATAACTAAGGTAGATGAATAAGGAAGAGGCAATACGCAAAGAGATAAGGCAGTGGTCCTCCGTGGCACTGGAGCAAGTTAATCCTAATTTTTCCAATATGCCGCCGTGTCCTTATGCAAAGGCTGCTTGGGCGGAGAAAAAGGTAGGAATTGGGTTTAAGGATTCTCCCGGCTTTCAGGACCTTACTACTATTATTTCCACGTTTGATGACCGCTTTGACATAGTAATTGTAGTGGATCTTGTGTTTAAAGAGGCAGAAGAGTTTCATTATTATTTAGAAGGGTTGAACGGCGCGATTGCAGAAGGGATCTTCATTGATAAGGACATCTGGTTAATGGGAGTTCATCCAGATGATGTTGAATATGGCGAAGTGTACGACGTTGAATTTATATCAAAAACAGGCGATCCCTATGCCCTGATTTTTGTTCAACGCTTGAGTAAGCTGCATGAAGCTTCACAGAAGCTTAAAGACACTGAGTATTATGATAAGCACCTTGAAAGGTTTAATGGGGAAGATATCTATAAAACTCGTGAATCTTATTACCGGAGATTAAAAAATGGCAACGTCCAGTTCCACTGATTTTGGCTTAGATGTCGCGGATTACATCGAAGAAGCGTTTGAACGGTGTGGCCTTGAGGTCAGGACCGGTTATGACCTGAAAACGGCAAAACGCTCGTTGAATCTATTATTGGCGGAATGGGCGAATCGGGGCTTAAACCAGTGGACGATTGAACAAACCAGTATCACGACGGCTTCAGGGATCAGGGTATATCCCGGTGGAACCCTGACCATGACGGTAGGGGCTTCTGGTGCATTTTCAGTTGGTGAAACCATTACCGGGAGTGTCAGCGCAGCTACCTGTTCTATAACAAACCTACCCTCTGCTACTTCATTCGCTATTACCATTCCGGTAGGACTCTTTACTACCGCTGATACCTTAACCGGTGGAAGCAGCGGTGCTACGACTACACTGACAGCAGCCGTTGATTTTGCCGATGTACAAAGCACTATTGATATTTTAAGTACGGTAGTACGGCGGAACAACACTGATTATTCTGTACCCCGGGTAAGTCGGGATGATTATCTGACCATTCCCAATAAAACTACTACAGGACGTGTAGATCAGTTCTTTTTGAATAGGTTAATTACGCCGGAGCTAAAAGTATGGCCTGTTCCAGATAACAATACCGATATTATTATTTTTAACCGATTAACCCGGGTTCAGGATGCAGATACCTATACCAATACGTTTGAGGTGCCTTTTAGGTTTTATCCGTGTTTGGCAGCAGGTTTGGCTTATTATCTGTCAATTAAACGAGCGCCGGATCGTACACAATTGTTAAAAACGATTTATGACGAAGAATTTGACAGGGCCGCGGTGGAAGACCGTGATAGGGCGTCCTTTACCATTCAGCCCGGTCTGTCGTATTCGAGGTTTAACTAATGGCTAAATTTGCATTAGGAAAGTTTGCATTAGGTATTTCGGATCGCTCCGGGTTCCAGTACAAGCTTAATGACATGAAACTGGAATGGACGGGGCTATTGGTCGGACCCGATGAGTGGGAAAAGAAACAACCCCAGCTCGATCCACGACGCCATGTGACTGATCCACAGGCACTTAAAGATGCACGGCCTAATTCGCCCATGGTTCTATCGGTATATGTGGGAGTGCCCAATGTCGCTGATGACGGACTCTGGAAACCGATGAATTGTTTTGGGCAGGTAGGTCAGGTAACGGTGACAACGACATAATGGCTTTTACATACGCACAGTTGAAAACAGCGATACAGGACTATACCCAGAATACGGAGACGTCTTTTGTGACCAATCTTCCTATTTTTATTCGTTCCTCGGAAGAACGCATCCTGAAGACGGTGCAATTAAGTCTGTTTCGTAAGAATTCTGCGGGGAACCTGACAAGTGCAGACGAGTACCTGTCAATGCCCAGTGACTTTTTAGCGCCTTTTTCGTTGTCCTATACTGATGCAAGCAGTGATAAAAACTTTCTGGATTTCAAGAGTGTTAACTTTATACAAGCCTTTAACCCTGATGTGGCTACTACGGGGGGTCCACGCTTTTACGCGGTTTTTGATGTAAACAACTTTATTATTGGACCTACTCCTGATAGCAGTTATGCTGTGGAATTGCATTATTACTACCGGCCAGACAGTCTCACCGCAGGAGCGGCCGGGGGTACTACATGGCTCAGTACCAATGCGGAATTAACCCTGTTGTACGGGTGTTTAATTGAGGCGTATGTCTATATGAAAGGGGAGCCAACGCTCATGCAAGAGTACGAAAAACGATTTGGTGAATCCCTGGTAGCTTTGAAACAATATGGTGAGGCGAAAGAAGTTACTGATGACTATCGTACCGGAATGGTTATAAGGGAGAAGACATGAGGACCCCGGCGCTTGGAATAAGTAATGATTTCAAGGTGGACGTAGTAACTACGCAGAACAGGGGACAAACCCCTGAAGAAGTAGCGGAACGATGTATAAACAAAATTGTGGGTATTTCGGCTACAGCAGATCCGGTAATCCGGCAACAGGCACAAGCCTACAAGACGCAAATTGAACAAGTAATTGTTCATTATATGAAGCAAGCAATTCAAAGTGACAGAACCACGGTTTATAATGCTTTGTTAGATGCCGGGGAACCCAAATTAGCCGACTTGATTAGGAGATTATGATATGGCTTTCACAGGAAACTTTATGTGTACCAGTTTCAAGGTAGAACTTATGACTGCTACTCATGACTTTACTAACAGTACCGGCAATACGTTTAATATTGCCATGTACGATAACAATTCCTCTTTTACTGCGGCGACTACAGCGTATACAGCGACAGATGAAGTATCGGGAACGGCCTATGTAGCCAAAGGCAATACGTTAGTGAATGTTACGCCTACAAGCACAAGCACCACCGCTTTTACCGATTTTGGGGATTCTACGTGGAGTAGTTCTACCATTACGGCGCGAGGGGCGATGATCTTTAATGACACCGCTAGTGGAGATCCCAGTGTCGTGATTCTTGATTTTGGCTCGGATAAGTCTTCAAGTTCCGGGGATTTTACGATTGTATTTCCAACCGGTGATTCTACGAGTGCCATTATCAGGATAGCTTAATATGGCCGGGGTAACAGTCACCCTTGAAGGCTGGGGCGTTGATGTTTGGGATGCGGGAGCTTGGGGAGAAACCAGTGCCGGTCAGGTAGGCACCGCTTCCGTTGGAGCAGCCACCGTTACCGGGGCTGCTAATGTCAGTGTTACAGGGTTAGCTGCCACAGGATCGGTTGGAACGGTAAGTGTTACCGTGGTATACCACGAAACTGTTAATGTTACCGGGGTAGCGGCCACAGGACAGGTAGGAAGTGTAGTAGGAAGTATTCCCGTAACAGTCCCTCTTCAGGGATGGGGAATAGGAGACTGGGGGGATAGCTCATGGGGCTATTCCAATGCAGGATCTGTAGGTACGACGGCAGTTGGGGCAGTTGTTGCCACAACAGAGGGAACGGTCAATCTTACTGGCTTGGGTGCGACTACTGGGCTAGGAACGGTTACAGTAACAACGAACAGTGCACTGAGTGTTACTGGCGTATATGGGACGGCTAGTGTAGGAACGGCAACGACGGAACAGGGAACTACGGTTTCTGTAACTGGTTTATTGGGGACAGCGAGCGTAGGAGCAGTCACCACTACGAATATAACTAATGCGTATGTGACCGGAGTGTATGCAACAGGAGAGACATCCTCAGTCCAGATATGGATGGAAATAGTGCCTTCGCAAACACCAAATTGGGTAGAGATAGCACCATAAACAAGAGGTTTTAAACATGGCAACTTATGTAAATAATTTAAGGCTTAAAGAGATTGCAACCGGGGCGGAGTCGGGCACCTGGGGCACGAGCACAAATACTAATCTCGAATTGATCGCGGATGGTCTTGGTTATGGCACCAAACAGGTAGCTGCGGATTCCAATGAAACCTTCACAATGCCGGATGCTACCGCAGACGGTACACGGGCGATGTACCTGAAGTTCACTTCAGCCGGTTCACTAACTGCGACTCGTACCCTGACACTTGCTCCCAACACGGTTTCCAAGGTGTGGATTATCGAAAATGCCACTACCGGAAGCCAGATCATTACGATCAAGCAGGGTTCAGGGGCTACGGTTAATGTAGCAAGTGGTGCCCGTGCCATGGTCTATACGGATGGAGCTGGGTCTGGAGCGGCTGTATTTACGGCTGATCCGGGGGGTGCCGGAGGTGTAGGAACTGTTACCTCTGTTGGAACTACCGGCACTGTTAACGGGATCACTCTTACGGGCACAGTTACCACTTCTGGTAATTTAACTCTGGGTGGAACCCTTGGGAGCGTTGATCTTACTTCGCAGATTACAGGAACTCTCCCAGTTGCCAATGGTGGTACAGGAATTACCAGTTTGGGGACAGGTGTTGCCACATGGTGGGGAACACCATCCTCGGCTAATCTCGCCAGTGCTGTTACGGACGAAACCGGATCGGGTGCATTAGCTTTTGCTACAGGCCCAACTCTCACTGGCCTTACTTTGGCGGGTGCGATTACTGGTGCAGATAATACGGTTACAGCAGTTAATCTCAAGGACTACGGTGAAGTCACTAATGCAATCGGAGCTACAGGGGGAGGAACGCAGGACATTGACCTGAACGATGGTAACTCTGTGTCAGCTACGGTGGATACCTCGGCTAATACGTTTACTTTTTCCGACCCAACGGCTTCTGACGAACTGTGCGGATTCACTTTAACCCTGACCAATGGGGGAAGCCAAACAGTTAACTGGCCTAGCAGTGTAGATTGGGCGGCAGCGACTGCTCCTACATTAACTGCTTCTGGTGTGGATGTGCTTGTGTTCTTCACGATTGACGGCGGCACGATTTGGAATGGATTTTTGGCCGGGGCGGATATGTCCTCATGACAAATATTAGACGAGCATTACAGGCTGCTGCTGGTGCTGGTGGCGAGGGAGAGTATGTCGAGGATGTGTTTAACATAGACCTGTGGACGGGGGACGGCAGTAGTCAAGCTATTGAGAACGGCATAGACCTTTCTAATGAAGGGGGGATGGTCTGGATTAAAAACAGGGTCAACGGTGACTCCATCGCCTTTAGTCACTCCCTATTTGACCCTACGATTGGGTTGAATATCAGGATGAAGTCAGACAGTAGCGGGGCAGAGCAATCGGTTGCCAGCACATTGACCTCATTCAATACAGACGGATATGATTTAGGAACGGGCAACTCAGTAAACTACTCCAACGCAGCAGACTTCGTAGGGTGGACTTTTCGAAAAGCTAATGGGTTCTTCTTCCAAGACGAAGTAGTTAAGGCAGTATCTACCAACAGGACAGTAGACTTATCCTCGCTAGGAACTGTTGGTATGGTAGCGGTTAAGAGGACTGATTCCGCAGGAAGTTGGTATGTGTGGCATAAAGACCTCTCAGCAGGGAAGTTACTTTACCTGGAGCAGACTGCGGGAGAGGCTACACTAGGTGAGATAACCATGTCAGGGGCTACTCTGACGTTGGAAGATGGCGTTATAACTGATGGGACATATCTTGTTTACGCATGGGCACACGACAGACAAATCTTTGGCAGTGGTGGTGATGAAAGCATTATTAAGTGTGGGACTTATTCAAGCAACGGCAGTACAACAGGGCCGGTAGTTAGTTTAGGATGGGAGCCTCAGTACCTCTTGATTAAGAGAATAGACGCTGGCAGCGCATATAGCTGGATGTTAATGGACATAATGAGGGGGATAGGCTTTGCGCTAAATAACTACCTAAAAGCAGACACTTCTGCCCTAGAGGCTAATACTGGTAGTGCGGTTGGGCCGCTAGCAGATGGGTTCCAGTTATTGACCAATACTGCCGCTTTAAACAATGAGGGGGCCGATGGTGAATACATCTACATAGCCATCCGCCGACCCATGAAGACACCAGAGGCTGGTACTGAGGTGTATGCTGGCGATTACAGAACTGGCGGCTTCACCGCAGGATTTCCAGTAGACATGGCCTTCATGAAAGATATGTATGTTGCCACAGACTGGGAATTGGGAACCAGATTGGTGGGGCCGAAGAAACTTGCAACTAACAACACGGATGCTGAAGCTACTGACACAGATTTTGTGTTCGATAGCATGACAGGGTGGTATAACGGAACACCACCTGCTAACTATCAAAGCTGGATGTTCAAACGCGGCCCCGGCTTTATGGATGTTGTTTGTGGTAATTCCGATGCTTCTGGAAATGTCTGGAATGGCAACCACTCTCTGGGTGTTGACATCGAATTCGCTATAGTGAAAAACAGAGAATCATCAGCCACTCAGTGGTGGGTTGATCATTTGGCAGAAGGGAAATTGCTGAAGCTAAATTCTGATGACTCGGCATCGGTAGGTGCATACTTCACTACTACAACAACCACATTTGAAGCCTTTGACGGCCTCCTTGAAAATGACGAGGCATTTATAGGCTTCTTCTTCGCCACTTTAGAAGGGATTTCCAAAGTAGGAAGTTACACCGCAGACGCAACACTCACCACGATTGATTGTGGATTCGCTGCTGGAGCCAGATTCATTCTAATAAAACGAACTGACGATAATGGTGATTGGTACGTCTTTGACTCTGCGCGAGGAATAATTGCCGGTAATGACCCATACCTACTGTTGAACGATGATGCAATCCAAGTAAGTGACACCGACTACATAGACCCTGACAATTCTGGTTTCGACATAACAGCAGCAGGAAGCTCAACAATCAATATCGACACAGCCGAGTACATCTTTTTAGCAATAGCATAGGAAAATAAACTATGAGCGAATATAGAATCAGAGATAGCGGAGACATCAAGTCGCAAGGCGAAATCCGCGCAATGCACAAGAACACATCATTCCCTAGAGTGTGGGGTGAAAACGTCCGTGAGGCTATCGGGATAGACCCTGTTTTAATTACACCCAAACCGGAAAGCGCAGAGGCGTACAAGCACTACATACGCAACGGTGCAGAACAAGATGCTAACGGGAACTGGGTTCAGGCGTGGGTTGAAAGGGACATGTTTGCTACTGACGATGACAGTACGAAAGCAGAGAAAGAAACTGCGTACCAAGACGGCTTAGACGCTACCGCTGCCGCGTCAGCTAGGACAGAGCGAGACTCAAGACTTGCAGTGACGGACTTCCACGGCCTAACTGACAATACGATGAGTGCAGAGATGACAACATATAGACAGGCACTCAGGGACGTACCGCAACAGGCTGGCTTCCCAAGCGCGATTACTTGGCCTGTCGAGCTGTGAGAAAACAACGTGGATTAATTATTTCATTTCCTTGTTGGACGGTACACAGGGTCACTCCTGTTGTAAAGGGGGCGAGGCCAACTTTAGTGGCTTGGCTTTCGGGGAAGCCATTTGTATGAAGGTTGAGTATTCGGTTTGTGTATCCTCAATCACCGCTAAACAATCTTGTGTATGGTGTTTGCCGGGGACAACATACTCAAAAACAGCTAAAGATTAAGGAGGCTGGGATGACTAAAAAAGAATTGAGTACACGGAGTCTTGGCATACAGTGTGTGGCTCATGATTAAGCGCATGGTAGCTAGTAAGCCCTCCCCACTCGTGAAAGATGATCTTCAAGATGTCCTGATTACGTTAGCTCGAATAGACGAGCGTATTGTGACGATTTTTAACCGCCAAGCGTTGATTGAAGCACGAGTTAATTCTATGGACGAGAAAATCCAGGGAATGAACCCGGCGGTTAAGTTCGGGGAAAGGGTGTTCTGGATTGTTGTGGCTGTTATAGCCGCTGGAGCGGGAAAGATCTATTAAATGCCTCTTACCAAATTACAATTCAGGCCCGGCGTAAACAGGGAAACCACTTCCTACACCAACGAAGGCGGCTGGTTCGATTCTGATAAGGTGCGCTTCCGGTTCAGCCTTCCCGAAAAAATAGGGGGTTGGGTCAAAAGATCCAGTTACAGTTTTCTGGGGGTCTGTCGCGCCCTGCATACCTTTGTCTCCCTGGCAGGTACGACCTTAACTGGAGTAGGGACCTCTCTTAAATACTACATAGAGCAGGGAGGTCAGTATTGGGACATTACCCCTATACGGGCCACCACCGCAGCGGGGGATGTGACCTTTGCAGCGGTCAACGGCTCTGCGGTTCTTACCATAACAGACACGGCCCACGGGGCAGTAACTAATGATTTTGTGACGTTCTCCGGGGCAGTCAGCCTTGGCGGCGTCATTACTGCGGGGGTGCTTAATCAGGAATACCAGATCGTCACTGTTGTAGATGCCGATACCTATACGATTTCGGCCCGTACCGCAGCGACCACGATCCAGAGCCTGACTGTGGATGGTGCAATTGTCGATACCCCTGTCCCTGCCAATGTTTCTGACACAGGCAACGGAGGCGGTTCTACCGTAGGTACTTATCAGGTGAATACGGGTTTGATTGTAGCTGTGGCCGGTACAGGCTGGGGGTCAGGTACATGGAGTCGTGGGACATGGGGATCAGCCGCTACCACTACGACTTCCACCGAATTAAGAATATGGACACACGATAACTTTGGCGAAGATCTTCTCTTTAACGTAAGAGACGGTAACATCTATTTCTGGGATACCGACACGGATACCTTGGGCACTGACCGGGGGATACCCCTTACTCTTCTTGCTGGTGCGGATGCCGCTACACCCACCGTTGCCAAGCAGGTGTTGGTAAGTGACAGGGATCGCCATGTCATTGTCTTCGGGTGTGATGCTGAAACATCCATTGGAACGCAGGACCCCCTCCTGATTCGCTTCAGTAATCAGGAGTCCATAACTACGTGGGCGGCGGCAGCTACCAACACCGCAGGGGATCTCAGGGTGGGTTCTGGCTCTGAGATTATCTGCGCGGTTGAGACACGTCAGCAAATATTGGTATGGACCGATGTTTCCGTACACGCCATGCAATACCTGGGGCCTCCGTTTACCTTTGGTATTGACCAGACTTCAGAGAACACCACCATTGCAGGTCCGCTTGCAGTCAAGGCCGTGGACGACATGGTGTTCTGGATGGGTGTGGAAGAGTTCTATATCTACACCGGACAGGTACAAAAGCTTCCTTGTTCCGTGAGATCCTACGTGTTCAATGACTTTAATGTGGGACAACAGGAGCTGGTCACGGCGGGGCTTAATTCCTCCTTTTCCGAAATCTGGTGGTTCTATCCCTCTTCCGAGGCTACTGAGGTAGACCGGTATGTGGTTTTTAACTACGAGGAAAAGGTGTGGTGCTACGGCACTATGACCCGTACCTACTGGCTGGATCGCGGGGTCAATGACTATCCGGTCGCCGCCAATACCGACGGCTACCTCTACAATCAGGAATATGGCCTTAACGACGGCACTACCACCCCTGCCTCGGCCATTGCCAGTTATATCCAGTCCAGCCAGCTCAGTATCGGGGAAGGCGAGGAGTTTGTATTCCTGAATCGTCTCATTCCAGACCTGACCTTTGATGCGTCAACCGATTCTGCCGCTTCAGTGAACATGACCCTCGAAACACGGAACTATCCCGGTGGGCAATACTTGCAGAGCACCGCTTCTGCGGTCACCCAGACGGCTACCACTCCGGTAGAGCAATTCACTACCGAAGCCTATATCCGGCTCCGTGGACGCTCGTTTGCCCTGAAGGTAGATTCCAGCATGACGGATATACAGTGGCGGCTGGGCAGTCCACGGGTTGAAGTACGTCCTGACGGGAGGCAGTAATGGCTACCCGCAAGGTCGTAAGACCCCTATTTCCCAATGCCCCGGAGAAGTATAACCAGACCTATACCTCCGAGGTGGTACGTGCCTTTTCCGTGTTCCTTGAACAGGTGCAGAACCCGGGTGATTTACGGGCCACGACCCTTACTTTAACTAATTTACAGGAAAATAACGTCGGGCTTGAAACGGGTGCTGTTTTTCAGGTCGCTGGCGTGTTACATATAACGCTGGCGAGTATGCCTTATCCATCGGGAAACAGTGCTACCGGAGAAGTAGGAACTGTGACGGTAGTGATAACATGACGCAAGCTAATAGTTCCGATATAATCGAATGTGCATCTTGTAATACTGAGGTGGATACCCCTGCGGAGATTTTCTCCTACCCTTCAGGTGTGTGTCCCAATTGTGGAACACCGTGGACTGGCAAAGAAGTAAAAACCACAAGGATTAGTGTTTTTGCCCCAGCCGCATCTGGAGAAGCTTAGTGAACCAGCGCCACCCGTCCTATAGAAACACTGGCATTATGTCGTTACCGGCAGGTCGTGCCGTACAACGGTTTCAATCGGGCGGTAACCCGTTATGGGGTGCGTTTAACTTTGTAAGAGGTCTTATTAGTGAGGCGGTTCCCCACATTGCTAGCAGCCTGGTAACCGTTGGGCTTCCGTCATTGCTCATGGGAGCTTCTCCCAAAGATGCTCTTAAATACTCTGCTGCCACGGGGATTGCTTCCCTTGCAGGGCAGAAGTTTAGCGGAGCGGGTCAAACTGGTGGAACTGGTGGAACTGGTGGAACTGGAACGAGTACAGCGGCAGTTGCTATTCCCGAAGAAGAAAAAGCAAAACTTATTGAACAAATGAGGGCACAGGGCGTCGTTGGTGAAGGTAATTTAAATTATGATCCTAATACAGCTACAACAGATAAAGATTATACCCCTCAACAGCTCCAAGACTTTAAATCTCAATTAACCCCTGTTATAGACCAGCGTGGGTTTACTGAATCCATGGTGGATGTGTTTACTGAAGATGACAAACTAGGAAGCCTTAAACAGGCGTTTCTACCGGACACCCGCGCTTTCCAAGACAAAAAAGACTACATTCGCCAGTATGGACCGCTGCTGGGCCTTGGTATAGGGTCCTTGTGGGCTTCGGGCCAATTCGATCCTCCCAAGCCGTTACCTCCCCCGGACCCATGGGGCGGTCAAACATCCAGAGGCTTGATGCAAGCTAACCCGTCGGCTTACCGTTCGGCACCCACGTTCGTGCCACGAGGCCAGCACGGGGGATTAGCCCAGAGCTACCCACGCCGTAATGGCTCTATCAATGGACCGGGCACAGGAACCTCCGACGAAATCCCGGCCATGCTGTCCGACGGTGAGTTTGTTATGACGGCAGATGCAGTAAGGGGAGCCGGTAACGGCAGTCGTAAACACGGCATGAGCCGTATGTATGACATGATGCACCGCCTGGAAGGAGCTGCGTAATGCCTGATCCGATAGTCAGCTATACCGAACAAATGACGCGGGAAGAGCCGTATATGGAGGCCATGCGTCGTGGCTTACTTCAGGACGTTCGGGGACTACAGGCAAATCGTTTTGGTTACAACCTAGTCGATCAAAAAGACGCGGCTGGTGCGGTACTTAAAGACGAGTTTGGCTACCCGATTCAAAGCTATGAAAAAATAATGAACGATGCGGGGCAATGGGTAGGTCCTGCCTATGAACCCGATTATCAGGTTGCCGAACTAACCCCCGAGCAGCAACAAGCCTCTGCCCAAGCCCAACAGGGACTGGGGGCGTTTATGCCCTACATGCAGGGTGGCCTACGGAATATCCAGCAGGGGCAGGAATATACGCAACAGGCACGGGGACTGGCGGGACTTACCCGCGAAGATCCCTACGGTTACCAACAGTCCGCTGCTACAGGACTTGGAACCTCGATTGGTCAATTCACCCCGGGCACCTTGGCTGACCCGGATTCCCAGATAAGTGCCTATTACAACCCTTACGAACAGCAAGTCGTGGATGTGGTGCAATCGGATTTTGACCGCGCCCGGAAAATGTCGGACATGCAGGAGGCAGGGAAAGCGGTAGGAGCCGGGGCTTTTGGCGGCTCACGGTCGGGAATTGCCCAGCAGGAAGCGCAGCGTAACCTTAATGACGCAGAGTTAAGGGCGCTTGCCTCAATCCGGGGACAGGGCTATCAAAATGCCATGACTCAGGCATCCACGGATTTTGAAAACCAGCAACGTCGTGCCCAGCAAGGTGCCCAGATGATGGGTAATCTGGGTAGCACCTACGGGCAATTGGGTCAGCGGGATGTGGAATTGCTTTCCAATCTTGGAAAAGGGCTGGGAAGCCTGGGAACCAGCGAAGCGAACCTTGGCAGCTTGGCCGCAGGACAGGGACGTGCTGATGTAAGTATGCTGGGTAACCTTGGTGCAATCAGGCGCGGGGTAGATCAGGATGTGCTGGATGCAGTGTACAAGACCAATCTGGCCCGACAGCAGATGCCTTATCAGGAATACAGCTACTTTGGAGACATGCTCTCAGGAGTGCCGTCCCAGCAGCAACGCTTAACTACTGAATCACAACCGGGAGCGACAGCAGGTCAAACAGCCTTGGGCTATGGTCTGGCTGGACTGGGCGCACTAGCTGGATTTAACCAACTGGCTCCGGCCTGACACAGGGAATTCTAATGAACAGAAATTATCCTTTATATCGTCAAGCCGGTGGAAGGGTTCATGACGAGCGAACCATTCGTAATGTCGATGACGAGATATACCGCATAGCCCCGAAAACCTATGACAGAGGTGCCGTGGGAAGAGATGCACGGGATGAGTACGGACGGGACCTGAGAGAAAAGCGTTACCTTCGCCACCGGATGAACCGGATGGCAAACGGGGGAATGCCTATGATGCCTCCACCGCCTATGGGTCCCCCACCTGGAGGTCCCCCTCCGATGGGTCCGCCTCCTATGGGACCACCCCCGATGGGAGGTCCACCACCTCAAATGGGACCAGCCCCGGAAGGAATTGAAGCAGCGTTCGCGCAGCAGATGAGCCAAAAGGTAGACAGTGCCGGTAACACCGAGCAATTAATTGATGCAATCCGGGGTAATGACAAGCCCATACAGGCCCGTTATGACGAATTATCCCAGTATGTAGGACAACAGGATGCACACCAGACCCCTGAAACGGTACTGGCGCTTGTGCAGCCAACCTTCTTAATGACCGAACAAGGAGTCATGGAAAGCGGAATTGAACAACTTCTACAGCAGATACCCCCCACTGGTGACCCTGCTATGGGAGGTCCGCCGCCCATGGCTCCTCCTCCTATGGGGGGTCCGCCCCCGATGGGACCGCCTCCAATGGGTCCACCCCCGATGGGACCACCTCCAATGGGTCCACCCCCGATGGGTCCACCGCCCACGGACCAAGGGGTGGGTGCTTTATTAGGACCGGGAATGACCCCACCGCCGCCTCCTCCGCAGATGATGGCTGCGGTTGGTGGTGCTGTAAAAAAGTTGCAAGGTGGTAACAGTCGTCCCATACAAAGGTTTGACGAGGGGGGTGAAGCTGCTCGCGAGGCCGAACTGAGAGAGTTTTGGAGTAAGCGGTGGGCGATACCTGGGGACCCACCCGAAGGATTTGGAGAAGCAGAAAAAAAAGCAGCAAAAAGAAAGACACTTGAAGAGTTTTTTAACGAAGACTATCAAGACATAATGAAGATTATGTCCCCCACCGAGCAACAAAACAGGCTTGCTAAATCTCAGCTTTTCTTTGATGCAGCCCGGGCAGGTTTAAACCTTGCCGCTAACCGGGACTCCCAAGGCAACCCTTTACGCGGCAGTACAGCCAGTAAGTTTGCGGCTGTGACCGAACCGGTTCTGGCCGGTGTTCCCAAAGCATCTAAAGCCGCCCAATCGGCTGCTGGTGAAGCAGCCGCCAGACAAGCCGCTATACAGAGTGCTTTAGCGACGCGGACAACGGAGCGGGCGACCGCAGCCCGGAGGGAAGAAGCGGAGATTCTGGCAAAAGGTAGAATTGCAGAAGCTAACATTGCCGCCAAAGGTCGGAATTTACCTACTCAGACCATGATGGCTTATGTAGGGCAGAAAGACGGTGTAGAGGACATACAGTACCTTGATGTGGGTACTACTACGGGCCGCGCTCAAGGGCAAGCCTTAATTGACGAGGGGTATAGAGTACGCAGCTTAGCGCAAAATGAAGTAGCACTACGGGAAAGCGAAGATGCCATTACTTCGGGTGAACTAACAGCACTCCTTTCCGATCCTGTGCTTCTAGATAAAATTGCAGACGGCACTGCTACTCCTGAAGAGGAAAGACGATTTGGTATTTTATTGGCACAGGAACGACTGCAGCGTGGGGAGTTTAATCCTGAAACAGGGGAATATGTACCGTTTCCAGACAAACCTCTTCCTCCCTATGTACGACAATCTTTTGAAGCGAGAGTAGCTAGGGATGAGGCTCGTGGACAGCCAACCCCTCCATGGATCGTGGAGGCGCTTAAAGTGCCAGACGAACCAAGGGGAGTTGCGTTGTTTTACGAGATAGACGAGGGGGGTGGATTTAATCTTAACGACACTGGACGAGCAGCACTCACTGGAATAGACCCTTCAAGGGTGGCGCCAAACAGCATGGAAGGTATTAATGCTCTGGCGGGGGAGCTTGAGGAACAGAGCTTCCCGAGGATGAACCATACAATGGAGACGGGGGATTTTACCCCGTATTCTCAAACAAATTATAACTTGAGTACTCTTTGGGGTACTTCGGCTGCATTCAGGGGAATATGGGATAAGTATATCCCCATGTTGACTCTTGGCGCTTACGACCCTAGAACGGACAGGTCTGCGGCGATTGCTGCTCTTGAGAGTTTTAACACGATGGCGGTTTTAAGCTTAATGGAAGCAACCACTGGAAGAGATAGCGAACAATTGCGGAGAACCTTGGAGAGGTTGATACCCACGCCTCAAGCTTTCCTTACCAATTCGGTAATCGCAAGAGAGAAATATGTGGCGTTAAGAGACGAACAGCTTCGTGCGCTGCGGTCTATCGAAATTGGTCTAAACCCGACCTATGGTGGTAAAGTCAGGGGGCAAACTGAACAAGAACTAATTATGAAGCATCAAATGCTTACAGATAGAATCAGGCAAGTATCCAATCTAATTACTGTATTTGATGAGAAAGGTAAGGGCATCTCAATGGAGTCAGATGCCCAAGCCCATACGAACTGGCTAGAGGATAATGCGGCTTATTGCGCTACCACTGAAGGACGAGCTGATCCTCGATGTGCCCCCTAAAGATAAATTATGGCTGAAGCTGAAGCATTACCTCAATCGGTACAAGATCTGGTTCAACAATACGGTTGGACTGGTGAAATCAGGCGTCCTACTTGGCATAGTCCGGGGTTTATTCCGCGTGATGATCAAGGCAGAATCAATTTAAATATCACTTATCCTTCAGCGGAGCAATTAACGGACGCTGGTTTTGACGAATCCGCTATAAGAGCCTATGAGTGGCAAAATTCCCCACTTTTTATGACGAGTTTAGCGCGACAATATTTAAGCGATGAAGAATATATAGAGGCAATCAATAGCGCAGCCCGAGCTGAAGGCAGAATGGCGACCCTACGAGAGCTAGGCGTAATTGACCCCGTTG